GGAGAAGATTAAAAAAGCATACTTTGAGGGCAAGATTCAGTATGAGGAAGGTCATTGATCTTTTTGAGTATAAAAAGAAAAAGCAAGAGCCTTTAAAAAACGTTCAGGACATAATCCTGAAAAACAATCACCTGAAGACGATAGAGTGCTTATGCCGTGTTGCGCGTTTCCATGCCAACACGGTTGACGATTACAATATCAACGCATCTGTGCATTGCCTAGAGAGCATCAGGCAAGAGATTGACGACCTGCTGGATAGGGTTAAGGAGCAGGGTGGCTGTCTGGTGTTTGACCAGTAGGCAGTATCACTTCGTCAAATTCAATCAACGGTGCTTTTTGTCCGTTGGGGTATGTGCGTTCAATGATGCGTTTAACGACTGCACTAAAGTTTTCTGATAATTCAAACTCAAACTTAGAAAAATACATAGGTGTAAATACTGAATATTCTTTATAAACATCCACCAAATCCCCTACTATCGGTACAGGACTTAACCATTTTTGGTTTTTTTTGGTAACAGTGACGATCCATGTGTCATTTAGGTTGCCAAGGCTATCACACACAAGGGAAAAACCAAGTGATAGTCCTTGGATCAAAAATCCTAGTTCATGCGCAAGAGCCACTTGACTCAGCCGCTTCGTTATAAGCACTGTTCCTATAGGGTATAGTTTGGTCATAATCATTCTTTTATTTCTCCACAGGCACAAATTCGCTGTTTTTTCACAGGCACAGCTTTTCCTCTGTAAACAACAGAAACCACTTGGACAATCTCAAGGCTTTTAAGCCATCGCAAAGGATCGTCCATTTCACTTAACCAATTCCAACCGCATGGACCGCCCCAACCTCTTGGATTAGGCCAAGGAATTTCGTCAAAGCAAAACTTTACATCACCATCTTCTTCGTTTTTTTCTGCAAAAATTACCTCAGCCTTTTGTTCCTTGTCCCATATCCTAAAATCCCCATGATGCTTTTTATGCCCGTTATCTCTGCAAGTATACGAACGGTATAAATCCACCAGCTTCAGGCAAAGTTTATGGTGTCTCATAATCACTCTCCTTTGCTTGTTTGTACTCAATCAATAAAAAAACGGGGCTTCCCATCAACAAAGAAACCCCGTCCAGTTTTAAGTGGCAAGAAACCAAAACCACTTATGAGCGTTGGTGTTGTTATGACACATACACCAACCATTGTCAAGGGGCTTACAGGGTTCTGTATTCTGGGTCATAGAGAAGCCCGTCTGTTTTTTCAATTTCTTCTGTGGACCAAACGTATTTGATGTGTGTGCGCCATTTGTTTGGCTCTTCCACAGAAAAATCACTGCAAACATCCAGCAATCCGCCTAAAAAATCTTCATATTCATCAGGGGTCAAAAGAAACTCTAATGCCCCCAAATTTACTGTGCCCTCTTGTTCTTTTGAGCGGATACGAAATAGACTTTTACAGAGCCTGTTCGGATAAAAAACATACGCCATTAAAGTAACATCTTTCCCGATCAAATCCTCATCATCAGAAAGTTCTACGTGTTCCAGTGTGTATTTTTCTCTTTCGTACACGTCCGTGCATTCAAAAGGCTTGTTAAAATCTGTTAATGATACCATAAGGGTTTCCTTGTTTGTTGTATAGTTTACCGTCTTGTCGGTAGATGTGGTAAAATTTGCTTTTTATTCGCATAAACCTTACGAAAAACCGATGCCTTTTTTTCACATTCGGTTAAATCATTGCCTGTAAAATGAACCCGCATTGTTCTCTCGATACCGCCGACCACAAACGATTTATAATCAGCCTGTAGTTTCTTTGCCTTCTTTTCAAAGGCCGGCAATTCATCTTTGTGAATCCCTGTGTAGTAGTATGATAAAATCATAATCACATGCTTTCTGTTGGTGGATTTTCAGGACTTAATGCAAGAATAGATTGCCACCGACCTAACGATATAGGGGAACGTGTATTCCCACGTAGCTGCTTTTTACTGGCCTCATAAGGAACAGCTACCCAGCCATCCAAGGATTGCTCCATAACCTTTCTAAGAAAATTGCGGGCTTCGTAAAGTGAACTTTCTTCGTCAGAAAAAAGAAGGTTTAAAATATCAGCCACGTCGCTTTTTTTGAGAATACAGGTGTCATCGAGTCTATGTAACATTGTTTTTTCCTTTGACTTTCGTTTGGTTATGTATACCATACACCAACACAATGACAAAATCAAGAGATAAGTTATGAAACATGATGCTTACAAAAGGTCGCGGCTATGGTTAAAATATAATGATGCGTGTAAAAAACTGATTATCGCATTTTTAGACAAGTATTATCCTGAGGAATCTTTGGCCACGGTGTATTTTGTTGGGTGGGACGAAAACGATCACACCAATGTTTTTGAATGCTGCGACAGGTATTACGGCATAGACTTTGTCCAAGAGTGCTTAAAGCTAGATGCCACGTTCGAGGATATGGATTCATACTATGAGCATGTCCTTCAGTGCGGAATACAAGGTAAGGAAGAGGGCATTAACTTTAGGACGTGGGTAAAGCATCCTGAAAAAAGAAAGACACCTGAACAGCAGCCTTTTACTGCCCAACAACGGGCAAAGCAGCTTCTTAAACGCTGCCTCCCCGCTCTTGAAGGCGTGACAATGCATGAATCTTTGGTGGCAGAGATTCAAAAAGAAATTAAACATCTTTAAGACCGTCTAAAACTATAAAGGCCACTTGTTAGAGCAAGCGGCCTTAAACGGGATCAGGGAACCTGTCCCACTGACAATCAAACGTGTCAACTGTCAACGTACAACAGACTTCCTTTTTTGTCAAATTTTTTGTGTATCGTCGACGAATCGACGCTTGACACCGACGATAATTTCCTCTTGCTATTCCATCTTTAATGACATATCATTTGTGTTACAAATGAACACAACAAAGAGGACTTTATGACCAACGACACAGAAACCGAATACGAAATATCTAGCTTACCACTTAATGTAAGGGTTCCTTTTGATATCAGGAATTCTCTTGATATGAGAGCAAAACAACTTGGCTGGACAAGGTCTCAACTTGTTAAGCAATACCTTGTCAATGCAATTATTAATGACGAATTTGATCAAAAATCTTTAATAAAAAAAGAAGATGCGGAAACCGAATACCAAAATTTTGTTGGGACATTGGCATGTGGTGAAGTATCAGAACTTGAAAATAATTCTTGGTATGCTTGGGGAAGAGATTTTGACTATGTGATCAATGTCGTAAAAAAAGGCGAAACTTTGTAAATCCATTTGACTTTCCTGTTAGTGTAGTATACCAACAACATGGGGCTAGGCAGTCGACAGCCGAAAGCCCAATTCTTCCTTCCTCGGACGGGTTGCCCCATATTTTATAAAGAGGGAGAAGAGGAAGGTATCACGAAATGAAGCCCCCCTACATAAAGCTATACGTGAAAGATTTTGCCTTTGAGATACAGGGCATGACCAAAAAGCAAATCGGCGAATACGTATTAAAATTCTTAGACGCATACCGTCATGAATCCGTCCCAGATGAATTATCCACACACAGTATTTTCTCAGAATTGAAAATTTCTTTGGAAAATTACGGTGAAAAATGTGAAAAAAACAAAAAAAACATAGAAAAACGATACAGCAAAAAAAACAATGACATTCCTTTAGAATCAGATACTTGCGGCTACCAGTCGAATGAAAATGGTAAACCAGTGGAATACCTAACCAAGAACCAAGAACCAAGAACCAATAACCAAGAACTATTAAAAAAGAAATCTATAAAGAAAAAAGCGGAATCGACAGCGTTGGTTTGTAAAACCATAACGCCTGTGAGTTTTCGATCAGCCCCCATCAAAAGCACTACGCTGGAACCCCACTACAGGGACGACCAAGAGTTTATGGCGTTTTGGGAGATGTATCCCAGAAAGCGCAGGGGTGATCCGCACGCGGCGTACAAGACTTGGCAGGAATTGATTATTTCCGGTGAGGTGAGTACCGAGGCGATTATGCAAGGGTGCCACCAGTATGCCAACAGCCGTGAAGGCTCTGGTCAATACGCCCAAGGCTGCCAGAGATGGCTTAACGACTACGGATGGATGAAAAACTACACAACCCACGGAGACCCTCATGCAAAATTTAACCCAGTACAAACCATCATCAACCTCAGAGACACAGGAGGAGAACTTAAGGAAGGCATTGATTACACTGTCATTTGTGGTGAACGTGTCCTCAACTACTGAACAAGGCACGATGGATTTGAAGATTAACGAGTACTGCCGATTGATAAAATTGGAGGGCTATTCTTACGATGTGGTCTTAATGGCCGTTCAGAGGCTCAAGGGACGTGTTAAGTTTTTTCCCTCATGGTTAGACCTAAAAGAAGAGATCGATGTCTGTAGGTACCTTAAAACGTCAATGGAGGGCAAAACAGAGTCGGGGGTAGAGTTTCTTAAAAAGTTATATCCTATGTTGCCAGCGGAGGTGGACCGGTGGCAAGCGGAGGTAGATTTTCGCGCTGTGCAGATAAAAATTCATGATGACGAGGTGGAGATATGCCTTGAAAAGGCACCGGCGCAAACCATAGTTGAAAAATATGCGAGTTATTTCAATAGGATTTTTCCTGATAAGCAAATTACGGTGGTTTCATCTAAGGGCGTAAGGGTTAAAGTTTAGGGCTTGACGGTGGTGTGTGTTTGTGTTATGCATACACAACAACAAGGGAGTGAATCATGAGAAACCATAAAGCCTGCGTGGAGTTAATAAATTTATATCGTTCGTACATTGAGCGAGAGGATCAGGATTTTAGATTGTGGGATGAAGATGATAAAGCCCACTTTATTGAAGGGCCAAATGAGGAAGGTGCTTTTAAAATTCGTTCTGGTCAATACGGGTTTTTCTTTTTAAGTGAGATGGAGAATCCTTTAAAATTGCTTAAAAGTCTTCGGATTGTGCAGTTTACCACCGTTGTTGCTAACGGGAAAGTGGTGCCAGTTAAAAAAAAGAGTGAATCATGAGTTGGACTGATCCGCAGCGTAACGATTTGTTTTACCACATAAACCGTATTTGTCGTGTGATGGATATGTATGGCATTGGCACACGTGATCCGAAAAGGGTGTGTGATGCCTTGGAGGATATGTTGTCCGCGCGTTTTTCGGGGGATGATGTTGTTGTTGCGGTGAAGGCGATTATTCAAAGAACGGGCAGGATTCCTTTGCCTTCGGAGATTGAGGATTTTATTAAGCAAAAGGAGGAAAGCCATGACGCATAAATACGAAAGAATCTCAAAGGTTATTGTGGAGACTTTTGGTAAAGATATTTTAAACTTTGATTGTGAAACTGTTTTGCATATTGATTTTGGGCATCTTGTGGGTTTTGCGTATGCGGTTTTAGAGGAATTTGACGGGCCCCGTGTAGATGATGTTTTATTGAAGGAATATGAACACGGGCATTCAAAGCATTTTGCTGAAAAGCAGTTAATTTTAGATGCAATAAAACAGCTAACTGAGGAAGGCATTGTGCCTACTCGTAGGTCTATATGTGATCGGTCAGGTATAGACATAGCCAGAGTATCAAACCTGCTTCAGTCTTTGCGATTGAAGGCCATTTTAGACAGTAGCATGACACATGGGGGGCGCAGAGTTGGCCGTATGGTTGAATCTTTCTCTATCAGGGAGAATAAAGATGGATCGCATTGAAGTGATACAGCGATTAAAGGACGTGTTGCCGAAAACAGAGGCACCGTTTGTGGATATATTTTTGAAGACCCTTGAGGTTGAGTCGCGTCCGTCTGAGGGCTTGGTGGTTTTAAGACTCCCTGGGCGGCATTTGGGGAGTGTGATGCAGCTTTATGGATCGGCCCTAGAGAGATGCTTTGAGGAACCCAACGTGTGCATGATGAAGGGCAACAAAGTTGAGTGGATCAAGAAAGAAAGGGATTATGTCTTGCCAAGGAAAGAAACGAAGGCGATGTGGTGGCAGAATTGATACAAAAATCCTTGCAATCTGTGACAAAAAGTGATTAAGTTTTTTGTGTATAAGGCAAGTGAAAGGCCGCATCATGCGGGGTGTTTTGAAAAAAACCTAGCTTGCTTTTGGTTGTCTTGAGAGGATGCAATACAGACAACCTTAACAAGCCCTAAGCACCTATAGGGGTTTGTTTAAAAGGGACGATTAAACACCGTCCCTTTTTTAATCCAAGATTGAGTAGACGTTTTTTTCTTCGGGTTGTTTGCGGCGTTTTCGTTTCATGAAAAAGTGGATGGAATCGGCAAGGGATGCTAGGGCAATGCAAAGGCATAGGCTGGCTAGGCCAACGCCTACAGGGGCTAGGATCACGGGCCAAGGCAAGGACGTGCCATCGTCATTTTTAAGCAAATACAAAAAGCCTGAGCATAGCAGCAAAGACAAAATGATAAAAAACAGATCAAGGATGATGTAAAAGGATGGGCTTTTCATAGTGTTTCCTCCAGTTTTTTAATCTGTTCTTTCAGTTCTGCGATTTTATTTTTAGTTTCAGCTATTTTTGATAGATTCTGAATTTCTTGGTCTATCCACAATTCGCCAGCTTGGTTTTTTAATTCATGTGGGCGATATAAAACTTTGGCGATTGATTGGGATCGACCCATGTCAAGTTTTTGATAAAAATGTATTTCAATGCCTTCATCGCAAGGCTTGTACCCATCAGTAAGGTAATAATCTTGATCGTAATGCATTCCAAATACAATATCAAAAAAAAGATTATTAAATTCCTCATTTTTTGACGCTGCGTAATTGACTAAATCGAGCAATTCTTGTCCGTATTTCATAGTCCCCTCACGATACGAGTTTGTGGTGTTCTGTCCATTCACGTGGCATGGACGCTTTAAGCAGCATCAGGTCATGGTTGATGTTTTTGATCTCTGTTCTGCATTCTGCCAGCGTTACGGTTGCCCTACGGCCTTCCTCGTTGACAAATAGGGCCTTGTGTCCGGCTTCTTCCATTTGGTCCATGCAGCGCGAATAAAAGCCAAGGTCGCGTAGTTTTTTTTGAATGGTGGTTTGGGTTTTCATGGTGGTTACTCCTTTGTTTTTTGTAAATCTGGGAAAGTTTTTTTAGCTTTGATTAAGGCTTCGTCGAGACGGTCGTAATATTCGTCTCCAAGATCAGCTGTAAGAACGTGTGCAAGATTTTTATAATCGTCAAATGCGGTTGCATACTCTGGGTTGCCGTATCGGATACAGCAAGGGCAGTGTTGGGGGATGGAAGATGGTGTCAGGCCGACACCAAGACGGTTAGTGGGCAGGGGGTTTTCGCGCTCTAATTTTTCTGATATGTGCAAGAGGTGGATAGTCAAAAATTCCCTTGTTAGTACAATATCTGAATTCGATGGATAAACATGCTCTGGGAATGCCTCTCTCAGATAGGCATATACTTTGTTCACTCGTGTTTCAGTCATTGGTTTTCTCCTTTGATTTGGTGGGTCATGATTGGGAATTTAAAGGGGCTATAGGGATTGTATTCTGGCGAGACGTAAGACGTTTCGGCGCGTTCTTTGCCCCATTTGTTGGTTAAACACGGGCTGTTGAGTTTCTGTTGCTCTAGTAAAATACGGGCGGCGAAGGCTTGCAGTTTTTCGCGTTCATCGGTTTGTCCAAAGATTTGATTGATGAGATTGTCAATCATTTGGTAGGAAAGGATGTTATTTTGGTTCATTGGATTGGTCCTTTTGTTTGACAAGGTGCTTGATAAGCAGCTCCATGGATTTAGGGATGGGGTATTCGCCGGCTTCATAGGATCGGATCGTGCGCACGCATTTCCCCACAAGGGCGCATAGTCCTGTTTGACTGACACCCAAGTGTAGCCTTGCTTGTTTAAAATGTTCGGGTGTCATTTGTGGTGGTTCCTTTGGGGCTTTGGTTCATAGTCGGGATCAAGAAAGAAATCGGTGTAGGCTTTATAGAGGCCTGATAAAAAGGCTGGTTCCATTTCCTTTCTTTTATTTAGGTCTGGATAGAATTTTTGATGCACTTCTTTGTTTTCATAAGGTGTTTTGATGACATAGTTTGTGATGGTTTCGTCACCAAAATTTATTGAAAATGTATTGTAAGCAATACTAGGCAAGGCCCATGTTAAAACGAGCTTTCTAAGGGACGGAGCAACATTGACCTTGGGATAAAGTGGTTCTCCCGTGCGACTGTGATAATACAGCGGCAAAAGATTGCAGATTATGTCTAGAGTTTCACGCTCTGTTTCAAAAAGCGTGCGATTAAGTTGTGCCTCTAGTGCGTCAAGGCAATGGGTTTTTAAGAAGTTTTCGTCGGTCATGGTTGGTTTCCTTATTTTGTCTTGCCCATAATATATTTGTCCCAAGCCATTTGCTCGATCAAAGAGAATGTGGAGGGTCTTTTGTTTTCATGATGTATCACTAGCACGCCGTTTTTTGTGTAGCGTTTCTGGGCCCATTTGCAAATCACGGAATACCTTTTTTTGTATTCCTCTTCTACTTCGAAATTGGGTTCAAATACTTCTGCGGTGAAGGTTATTGTCATGGTTGGTTTCCTTTTGTTGATGATAGATATACAATACTGCAATACTTGCAGTCTGTCAAGGAAGAAATTGCAGCTTCATTACATTTTTTTTATTTTAGGTTTTTGGGGGATTTTCTTTCGCCCTCCCTCCATTTTGCCGAGTACGCTCAAGAATAAATACTACACTAGTCCAGTTTTCTATAGAAAAAGGCACAATATATAGAGAGATTTTTTTTGAAAAAATAAAAAAAAGGTGTTGACATGCTGCAAGAATTGCATTATGTTTGTACATAACAACAACACAACAAGCGTAACCAACAAAGGAAACCAAGCCATGACCAACGAAACCACAAACCAACTAAACCTTACCTTAACCCTCGATTATAGAGCCCTAAAGGCTGCTGCTATGGCTTGCATCCAAAAGCAAGATAGATTCTCACACCGCAAAGCCATGCACTGTGTTGCTTTGGATATATCACCGCAAGGCGTGATCGCTGTTGCCACAGATGGCCATACTTTGATTGCCATGAAAGCGGGGGAAGGCGTTACAGACGTTGAGCCTGTAACCGTATTGATTCCTTTTGAAGCCATTGACCGCTTAAAACTATCCAAAGCCACTAACGATTGCATTGTGACTTTGACTGGCAGTAGTACCAAATGGGGATTTATAAAAGTAACTGGCACATTGTTGCATGACGGATCCAGCGTTGCCTTTACGGGTGAAGAGGAGTCTTTCCCCGATTGGAGAAGACTTTTTAAAGACTATTTCCCTCAAGGTTGCACAAGTCACACAAACGTAGGGCATTTTAATCCCGCGAACATCTCCAAAATGCAGCAAGCCTACAGTCTTTTTCTTACCAAGAAAGACAAACTAAAATTTGTTCAAATTATCCACAATGGACAAAACGCCGCCCGCGTTGTTTTTGACGGCGTTGACGGTGAAGGCCTCATCATGCCTTTAAAGGGCAACGATTCTTTTCCTTCACTTGCAACATGGACAAAATAAAAATCACCAACCTAACCCTAACCAACAAAGGAAACCAAGCCATGAAACACGACTACGAAACAATCCTAAACGAGGCCCTGGAAAACGAAGGAATCATGAACGAACAGTACACAGCCTTTCACGAATACAGCGTGGGAAATCAATTTATGGCCAGATGCCAACTCAGAAAATGCGAGCCAATCAAAACCTTTAAAGGATGGCAGGCACTAGGGCGCACGGTGAAGAAAGGGGAGAAGGCAATCTCTCTTTTGTATCCGTACATCTTTGCAAAAGACAAAGAAGACCCAAGCGGCGAGAGTGTCACAGTCTTTAAACCGCGAAACCTTTGGTTTGGATTGTCACAAACAGAAGGCAAAGACTACAAACACGAATTACCGCCAGAAGTGACTAAAGACCGACTACGAAAAATGATGCTAAACCTAAAGATCACAGGCGAACCCTTTGAACACATGAACGGCAACGTTATGGGATACGCAACAGCCAAAAGAACCGTTGCCATTAACCCATTGTGCAAGGATCCCTTGCCTGTCCTGTTTCACGAAATAGGGCACGTCCTTTTGGGACATCCTGAAGACATCCACGAATATAGGGCAACCCGAAACGTATGCGAAGCCGAAGCGGAAAGCGTGTCTTATCTCACCATGGCTTGCTTGGGACTACATACAGAAACAACCAAAGGGCATTCATCGCGCTACATCAAATCTTGGTTAGAAAACCCCAAGAACGATATGCGCCTGAACAAGGTTTTTAAGGCCGTGGATGACATTTTAAAAGCCATGGCACAAGAACCTAAAGAAATACCTCAAACCCTCTTAATCGCAGCCTAAAGGAACAGAATCATGATTACTCTAATCATCCTCATAATCAACATGGCAAACATTGAGCCACAACAAACAATCCACACGCAAAAATTCACAACAAAAGAACAATGCGAAAGTGTAGGGAAGGAAATCCTCCTGATGGAATACGAGCAACTTCAGAAACGAGAAGCATTGAACAAAGACAAGAAGAACTATCAGATCAGCTTTAAATGCGTGAAATAGGGAGAAAGAGCGAAAAGAAAGCGAAAAAAAGACGTGAGAAAGAGGCGAGAAAGACGTGAGAAATAATCTCATAAAATTGTATCTTTAATTTCTTTCTGGTTTTTTTGACGAAAAATTGCCTTATGCTTTTGCATAGGGCTTTTTTTTGTTTTTGTTGTGTATTATATACATATAAGAAAACCTAATTATGGATTGCAAGATGGTATCAAAAACGCCCGAGATCACACGCAGGGCTGGACGGCCTACAGGCAGCACAAAGAAGAAATACCTAACGCCGCAACGTATGCAGGACGTGGAGGATACTCTCACACTGTTGACAGGCAAAGCATACGAAGACAGCCCGACAGTGCCCAAAGGATGGGACGTTGAGAAATGGGCAGAGAACGCTTGCTATAGAGCAACGCAGGTTGTTTGGGGCATTCTTAACGAAAAGGACTCCGACAGCCTCACAGCCGCCCAGATTATCTTCAGGCTTGCCAAGAAGCTAGAGAGCAAGAACGCATCCAGACAGGCCGTAGAGGACACAATAAACGCTCTAGCAGCAATCAAGCACGTGATCGTAGATGCAAAAATTGACCAAAGCCAAAACAGCTAAAGCGCGCGCACCCAAAGCAGCGATGCCAAAGGTGGAAGAGATAACAGGGCGCACGCTTGATATCCCCGTCGCTAGGGTTTTTCAGCCTCTCTTGCAGTCCGCACGGTACAAAGGTATTCACGGCGGCAGGGGATCAGGTAAATCAACGTTTGCGGCGCAGGCCGTGGTGACACAGTGCCTCTTTCGCCCTGGATTGCGTGTGGTGTGTGTGCGTGAGACGCAAAACAGCTTGAAGGAATCGGTTTACCAGTTAATTGTGGACCAGATAAACAAGCTAAGCGTTGCCTCAGCGTTCAACGTGCAATCATCGCGCATTATCACACCCGGAAATGGATTGATAATCTTTGCAGGGATGCAGGATCACACGGCCGAAAGTATCAAATCCCTTGAAGGCTTTGACATTGCATGGTGTGAAGAGGCCCAGACCATGTCCAGCAGGTCACTGGAGATACTGCGGCCAACCATCCGAAAGATAGGCAGTGAATTGTGGTTTACGTGGAACCCAAGAAACGCCAGTGATCCCGTGGATCAACTCTTGCGGTGTGAACAGCCACCAAAGGATGCCATTGTAATCAAGGCCAACTACAACGACAACCCATGGCTGCCTGATGTTCTAAACGAAGAGCGTCTCTATGACCAGAAATTCAAACCAGACAGATACGGCCATATATGGCTTGGTGAATACGAACCAACGGCCGTAGGGGCAATATGGTCAAGGCAGATACTACACGAGAGCAGACGGCACGATATGCCAGATATGGAGCGCATCCTTGTTGCTGTTGACCCGAGCGTCACAGCGGGAGAGAATGCAGACGAGAATGGGATCATCGTCGTGGGCAAGGGAGCAGATGGGCGCGGGTATGTTTTGGATGATGTAAGCCTGAAAGGCACACCGGCACAATGGGCACAAAGAGCCATAGCCGTATATGACCAGTATCAGGCCGATGCTATTGTGGCAGAGGTGAATCAGGGTGGTTTAATGGTTAAGAATACCATCATGGCCGTGCGTCCTAACGTGCGTGTGATAGAGGTGAGAGCGTCAAAGGGTAAGCATGTAAGGGCAGAGCCTATCAGTGCCCTATACAACCTTGGCCGCATATCGCATGTGGGCACGTTTCCCGATTTAGAGGCGCAAATGTGCAAAATGACGGCGGCGGGATATGATGGGGAGGGATCGCCTGACAGGGTAGATGCGCTTGTGTGGGGATTCTCACAGCTTTTTGAACAGCTGGCCAAGGGTAAGCCGAAGTTTACAAAGCCCGTGGTACTTAACGCCAACTACAGGTTTTACTGATGAGAAGCCTACGCATTAAACAGGAATTCTATTTGGTGTTTTTGCCGTTTGATAAGTCTGAATTTACCACACGATGGGACAGAATAAGGTTTAGGGCCTTGTCATGGCTTTACGATAAAGGCAAAGGTGATTTTAATGACTTTGGCCATGTGTATATCTTTTTGAAAAAGGCGGATATGCACGTTTGCTTAAGTCGAACGCAATGGGGGTATTATTTGGACGCGCAGCGTATGGGGGCACTGTCTCAATCTCTTTTGTTAACAGAGCAAGAGGCCTTTGGGGTTCTTTTAAAGAAAGAGTATCCACAAAGCAATGCCATTGTGTCCGTTAAGACAACAATATCGCCCAAAAGGTTTTACAAGAAGACGATACACAGTGGGAATTTATGTCATCATGTGGCTTGTAATGTCTTAGGTATTGCAGAAAAGATAAAAAGTCCTTATGGATTGTATAAATACTTGGTAAAAAATGGGTCTTTTGTGGTTAAGGAGCATTCAAATGGTTAGTAGTGTTTTGCCTTTGGCGTTTGGAGCCATTTCTGGTGGGATAGCCGCCAAAAGACAGCAGAAAGCGGCCAAGAGCGATGCCAAGGCGCAGTCGGTAGAGCAAGACAAGATTGCCCGAGCCCAGATGCAGCAGGAAAAGACGTTAAAGGACCAAGAGAACGAACAAAAGCGGTTACGGTCCGAGCAGTTACGGGCATTGCGGGGCAGGAATGGCGCAAGGTCGTTAATTACCACGGGTGAAACTGGATTAACAGGATTGATAGGGTAGATATGACAAAAACAATCACAAAGCCTATTAAAAAGATTATAAGTCCGGTTAAGAATGTTTTGGGAGGAAAGCCCAAGAAACAACCCGCTGCGCCTGTAAACAGCAATAATCAGGCCACAACGGCAGACATAAAGCCGAATGACCCACGCTTGGATATGTCCCCTGATCAGATTTTGGCGGAGCGCAAAAAGAAGACAAAAACCCGCATGGGAAGAACACGAGACACCTCTTTGCTTTACGATAGCAATTTACCTGTAACGATTGGTTAGCATGTTAGACGTTGAAACAGTCTTAAAAAGACACCAGAAAGCCCAAGGCGAAAAAGACGAAAACAGGTCTTTGTTTGAGGAGGTGATAAACTACGTTCACCCGTTCAAAAACACCTATAACAAAAACTCTTCGCACGAAGCGAATCAATCAAACACTTTGCAGCATGACAGCACGCCGCTTGTGTCTGCTATCAATTTTATCAACACCTTGTCAAAAAAGTTTACGCCGCAGTTTACGCGGTGGGTTGAACTTGAGGTTGGGCCTGGTATGCCTGATGAATACCGCAATACGTTTGATAGTGCCTTGGAAAAACTAAACGAATTGATCTTTTCGTTTATTGAAACAAGTAACTATGCTGCGATTAAACCAAGGGTGTATTTTGATCTTGGTATTGGCACGGGATGCTATGACATCATGCCAAATCCGAATCGCAATGAAAACCCTTTGCTGTTTTTGGATCAGCCGCTTGTGGATTTAAGCCTTGTTAGTCGTGCCGATGGTTTTATCAGCATGAAATTTATTGATAAAACCGTCAAAAATTGTGACTTGAAAGCCATTTATGGGGGCCAGTTAGATTTAACGGGGGAAATAGAGCGGAGCATTAAAGAAAAGCCTGATGTCAATATCAAGATTGTGGAGGCTGTCTATTGGTCGGATGAAAAGAAGCTATGGTATTTTGAGGTTATTCACCACCAGTTAAAGCACAAGATGCTTAGTATTCCTTACCGTGAGTGTCCACGCATCACGCCGCGATGGTTGACGATACCAGGGCAATCGTTTGGCGTAGGGCCGTTCACGTTGGCTTTGTCGGACATTCGGCAATTAAACTCTTTGCGGATGTTAGAGCATCAATCGGCAGCGTTTAGCACGTTTGGGGCCTATACTGTGGCAGGTATGGACACCATGAATCCGACAAATTGGGTAATGCAGCCCATGTCATTCTTTCCTGTGGAGCGGAATGGTGGGCCAGATGGTCCAAGCATTGCGCCATTTCCAAATGTAGGGAATTTCCAGTCACAGGAATATATGATTTCGGGAATGCAAGATCAGGTTAGGCAGATTATGCTGGATCGCCGGTTGCCCCCTGAAACAGCGCAGCCCAAAACGGCTTTTGAGATTGCCGAGCGATTAAAAGAACTGGAAACAGACATTGGGGCAGCCTTGCCGCAGTTGTACTATGAGGATGTGATGCCAGCCACGCGCCGAATTGTTTCGATATTGCAAGAAAGCGGCCATTTAAACGGCATTTTGCAAAAAGAATTAGGGGCTATCAAGGGCATTAACCTTGCGGATTGGCTCAATGGTTATGCTTTAAAGATCAAAATCACCAGTCCTATATCGCGTTTGCAGTCTGTGCAGGATGTGCAAGCCTTTACACAAGGGTTTAGTATTTTGCAAGGCATGATGCCTGAAATATCTACCATGTCCCTTAATCTTCCTAAAACGGTGCATTGGATTTTTGATAAATTGGGCGCACCAAATAATCTTTTATTATCAGAGGAAGCTTTACAGCAGTTACAGCAGCAGTTACAACAGGCGGCGGCGCAGGGTGCGGCGCAAATACAACAACAAAGTCAACCACAACCGTTAGGCGTTGCATGAATTTAGACAATCCTTTAAATTTTACCTTAAAAGGGCAAAAAGAAAACCCTATTTTACAGCAACATAAAAGGCTGGCTTTGGATTTTTACCATGTGTTCAATTCCCCAGCAGGGGAGAGAGTTTTGGCATTCTTGAAATCAAAGACATTGGACCAGCCTTGCTGGAATCCTGGTTATGGAGAGAATGCCGAAAGGACTGCCTATGCACGAGAGGGGCAGAATAATATCGTTCGTGAAATCATCAAAATGATACAATTTGGAAAGGAAACACCCAATGAGTGATGCTGAAAGTTTGTTAGGCGATGCGTCTTTAGCGGCCCCTGTTGCCACCACAGAAGGGCAAGAGCCTGTTATTGTCACCCGTCCTGATAATATCCCTGAGTCTTTCTGGGATGCAGAGAAGAATGCCCTTAAAACGGATGATTTGCTAAAGTCCTATGATGATGCAGAAAAACGCGCCAAAGGATTGCGGGACAAACTGGCTAAAGGTTGGCAGAACGTGCCTGACGATGCCACAAAATATGCGTTTGAATTGCCAGACACCTTTAAGGAAACGTTGGCAGACGGTGAATTAAACGAAGATATGGTCGATTTTGCCAAGGCAGCAGCGTTTGAGTCTGGCCTTTCTCAAGAGCAATTTAATAATTTTATGGGAAGAATTATTCCCCAGTTACATGAATACGGGATCAACTTAGATAACAGAGAGCCAACGCCTGAAGAGATTGAGGCCCAACAAAAAGAGATTGCCGAAGCCAAGCAAGCAGAATTTCAAAAATTAGGAGATGGCGCGGATAGAATTATTGCCAGCGTGAGAGCAAACCTTGAAACCATTAAATCCCAAAACATCTTTACAGAATCAGAGTTAGACTTGATTCAAAATGGCCTAGGGTCATCGGCGGATGGTGTGTTGGTTTTAGATAAGATGTTTACCAAGATGTTTGGGCAAAAGACGGCCATTACGAATTTTGATGTGAAAGCATCGTCTTTTGGTGTTATCACGGAAGATGCTTTAAAAGATCGTCTTGATGATAGAAGAAACGCAACAAATTCAGCATTTTATCAAGAAACCCAACGAATGATAGAGCAATACGGGGAACAAAAAAAACGCATGCAAAAATAGATATTTACAAAGCGTTATTGTTGTTTTATGTTGATAAAAAAACGACCTATTTTTAGGCCCGCATCTTGCCCCTAATAAAAAAATAGCCCTCTCGTTGATCGTGAAAAATCAATTTAAAAAGAGGGACTTATGTCGTCTTTACAGCAGGCCAATAACTTTGCTATTGAGTTTGATCTAAAAACAAAACTCGATGCAACATTAGAAGATACAAAATTACGGAAAATATGCCAGGTTCGTCAAGGTGTTGTGGGTTCAACCACCACGTTTAACAGAGTTGGTTTAATGACGACAAACCAGCGTACAGTGGGTGCTGGCCCGTTACAGGCTCAAGATGTGGCCCAAAGCCACGTTGTTGCGACTATTAGCGTGTTTGATGCCGTCACAATGCTTGATGACACGGAGATGGATCGTATTACGTATGATTTGAAATCGTATTTGATTAAAGCAGCCAGATCAGCGGTGATTAACCGTATTGAACAGGTCATTATCAATGCCATGAACACGGGTGCAAGTGCCACAATTTCAGTAGGTGCGGATGGTACAAACTGGACACTGGCAAACATGATTGAGTTGGCAAACATTTTTGACCGATTGAACATGCCACAGCAAGGGCGTTATTTTGTTGTTCACCCAAACAGCTTAAAAGCGGCTTTGCAGCAAAGCACGGTAACAAGTGCTGATTTTAACACTTTGATGGCTCTTATGGGGTCCACAGGTGATTTAACGGGCAAATCTTACCTTGGTTTTGAGTTTATTGTCATGGGTAACTTAGATACACCGGAAGGTGGATTGCCGTTTAACGGTACAACAAACGTGCGGACAAACTTTGCTGTTTGTGCGGATCATGTAGGTCTTGCTTTTAACCGAGACATTCGCACAAAAGTGTCTATGATTGACCGTGAAGATTCATGGCAGATTATGGCTTCTGTTTCGGTAGGTGCTGTTGGTATCGGCAGTACGCAAGCTGGAAAAGAAGGAATTTACAGATACTTAATTGACGAAGCAGTTTAGGAGAACTTATGCCTTATATCGCAAGAAATCTCGTTTCCGTTGGGGGCGAACACTCAGGAACATCAGTTATTACATCGGGCGTGGCTCGCCGCGCTCCTATGCAATTTACTTATGGAACATCGGATTCTATTACCACATGTCGTGCCAGTGGATATTTTAACAATGCAGCTAATCTTCTTAGAAAGGGCGATCTAGTGACAATTACCAGTTACTCAGGTGCTGATTTTGAGACAAACGCTGCCGTTACTATTTCTGGTTATCAAAACATGGTTGTCTTAACGAGCGTCAACGGTGTTGTGGACTTATCGGACGGATCATCTATTGGTTTAACAAACACTTAATAATTTGGGCTTGTTATGAGTTCGCGTGAAAGCATCGCATCGCAAGCCCTATCCCTTTTGGGGGCCAACACTATTTCAAGTTTTGATGAAGGCACCAATGAAGCCAACATCATAAACGATCATTATGACCAGTTTATTCGGAATATGTTTAGTGTATTTCCCTGGTCTTTTGCCACGCGCAAGGTGCAGCTAGAGCAATACAGCAGCAATCCTCTTAATGAATTTTCTTTTCAATATGTGCGGCCCGATCAGGCTTTGTATATTTTTAAGCTATTTAATTCCCTAGAATATCATGCTCAAGCCATTACAGATTTTGACACCCTAGAGGATTTTGTCCTTTGCAATTACGATGACCCCATTATAGCACAGTATTCTGTTTACAAAGAGGAAAATCTTTGGCCTGGCTATTTTGCGGAATTTGCCGTCAATGCCCTTGCAGCAACCATTGCCGTGCCTGTGACGCACAATGCTGATTTGGCAAGATTGTATGATGAAAAAGCTTATGGTCCCCAGCAATCGGTAAGAAAGGGCGGATTATTTGCACGGGCGGTGGGTTCAGATTCCCGTCAAAAGCCCCCAGTTATGCTTAATGGCAACCCTATTATTGCCTCTCGTTATGGGTGGCGAGGCTATGGTTATTAATGCCTGTCGTAAGAGTTGACCAAAGAAAATGGACCAAGGGTGAACTTGACCCTGAAATGTTGGGTCGTGGTGATATTGATCCCTATTATGGGGCATCCTCAAGGCTTCTGAACGTGTTTACACTACCTCAAGGTGGAGTACAGAGGAGCCCAGGGTTAAAATGGGTTGGCAGGGCTTTAAAACGGGTTACACGGGCCACGCCAACGCTTATCACTACGCCCAATGGTGGAACGGGAGCCAATGCCAATGATGCCAATACGGCCACAGAGCTTGTGTCGACAACAAATATAGGGACGCAAAACCCTTATGTGTTTGTTCAGTATGATATTGGGGCTTCCATTCGTGTTGGTTATGTTCGTGTTACGGGCTTGCGGTGTTCCACGGGATCGGTTGCGGATGTTATTCTTCAGCGGAGTGTGGATGGTGTCGTTTGGACAAACATTCGGACAGACACATTAACCACGTCTGATTTGAGTTATACGGCAAGAATCCAAACAAACGGGCGGTATATTCGTATTGCTCGCATTGGAACAACAAACTTGCCATCGACCACGCTTGCTATAGATGAATTAGAAGTTTGGAGCGAAGGGGCGGAAAGTGCCATTAAGTATTTGAATTTTGAGTTTAATACAGACGACACATATCTTTTTGTTGTGACGGAATTTAACATCGCTGTCTATCGAAATAGCGTGTATCAGGTGGATTTATATGCCCCTCAGTTATTTAATTCCAAAATACCGTTTTTGAACTGGACCCAGAATGCAGACACATTGATTTTGGTTGAACAGACTATGCAGCCTTTGAGAATCACGAGGTTTTCAAATACATCGTGGCTTATTGAAACCATCACGTTTGATTTTATCCCTAAGTTTGATTTTACGCAAACAACGGCCAATCCGTCAGCGACATTAACGCCGGATGCTGTTTCAGGGAATGTGAAATTGACATCGTCGGTGTCTGCCTTTGTTTCTGGGGATGTAAACCAGTATATTGAGGGCAATGGTGGGTATGGCAGGATTGTGAAGTATATCAATTCCACGACCGTTATTTGTTATATGGAGATTCCCTTTTTCAGCACGGATGCCATGACAAGTGGTTCATGGGCTATTGTAGGTGATTTTGTTAGCACATGGGGTGGAGGTAGAGGATGGCCTAGAACGGCTGTTTTTTATGAAGGCAGGCTTTGGTTTGGGGGCTCTCAGGATAGGCCAAGGACAGTTTGGGGGAGTCGGGTCAATGACTTTTATAATTTCAACCCTGGGACCGCTTTAGACACGGACGCTATAACCATTGATGTGGCTGGGTCCAACAATGAATTAAATTCAATCACGGCTATTTTTGGTGGCAGGGATTTGTTGGTTTTTACCACGGGCGCGGCGTATGCGTTTATTAAAAATTTGGACGAGGTGATAACGCCCACCAATGCCTATTTGCCGCCACAAACCAACATAGGAGCATCGGAGAATGTTCGTTTGGCGGATATTGAAGGGATCGTTTTTTATATTCAGCGCGGCGGGTCCAGTTTACGGCAGTTTGTTTTTACGGACACCCAAGCTGCTTATACGTCCCCCATTGCGTCACGGTTGAGTTCGCATCTTTTGAAAAGCCCTGTTTCCATGGCCTTAAGAAAGGCTGTATCGACAAATCAAGGATCGTATTTGCTGATTGTCAATGGCGATGGATCATTGACCATTGCCAACATATCCACAGAAGAAGACATTTTTGCTTTTTTTGACAGAGAAACGTCTGGTGGGTATTTCCTGCAAGCAGGGACTGTTTTTGACAGGATGTATGTGGCAGTGAGAAGGGGCACAGAAATTGAGATTGAGGAGTTTGTTTTTGACCATATTTTGGATTCTTCAACCCGTATAACCACAGGTTTGCCCGCGCAATCCTTTTCAGGGTTGGATTATCTTAATGGCAAAACGGTCAAGGTGTGGGCGGATAACAAGCTATTGCCTGATGTGACTGTGACCAATGGGATTGCGACAATATCGGCACCCGCGACATCTTTTGTGGAATTTGGGTTTAATTTCACGCCTATGATAAAAGATTTGCCGTTGACAAAAGAAACCAGCGAGGCGAGGCTTGGCGTTAAAAGGCATGTAAATCAGATTCATATTCGTGTATATGATACAACATCTATGAATGTGAATGGAAATGAGGTGAATTTTTTTAAAATCACCAACACGCCGACAACCAATGCTATATCTCCGTATACGGGGGTTGTTTCTGTTTATGGGAATAGAGGATGGGACAATGATGGGATTATTTCGATAACGCAAACAAAACCCGGGCCTATGGAAATTTTAGAAATCAGTAAATACGTGGATACATGACCTCTAGCTTTCTTCCTTCAATGACCTCTATAGCAACAAACGTTGCGGGGCTTTTTGGCGATACGCCACAAGGTGTGGGTGGATTGACGGCCTTAAGCACATCGGGATTTATGGCCAAACAGAGCCTCCTTTCCGACATTGCCAAGCCTGCTTTGGTGGGATTTGGGGCAGGAAGTCAGATTGGTTCAGGCTATGCCCAAAAATACAGTTTAAAAACCCAAGCGCGGGATGCGGAATTGCAAGCCAAACAAGAGGAATTGAATGCTTTTTCCCAGCAGAATTTCTTTCAGCAAACCTTGTCTGAGAATTTCGCTTCACAAACGGCAAAACTGGCGGCAAGGGGTATTCTTACAACAGGTCCGTCTTCGTTTGCCTTTGCCAGTCGTTCGGCGCAAAACACCACAAAAGACATTGAAACGGCAAAAATGTCAGGCTTAGTGCGTTCGAGCCAAGCACGGCGCACGGGGATCAGTTTAAGCAAGCAATCAAAGCAAGCCGTGCAAGGTGGTTTTGGCAATGCCTTTTCGTTTTTGGCTGAGGCATTTTAACAATGGTTTCTTTAATCCCCATTGAGCAACAAAGAACGCAAGGCGTTGTTGACTTGCCTGGTGCACCCAACGTTGAAATCCAAACGGGCATGGAAAGTTTTGCCAGAGCGGCCTTTGGGGCGGCGGGTGCTATTGATAAAGCCAACCAAGAGTCTCAGATACGCGCCCAGAGAGAATACGAGCAAGAGTTAAAAATTCAGTCTATGCAGTTAGAGACTGAAATGACAACGCAGATATTTGATTTAAATAACAAATATGCCTATGCGCCCGATGATTTAGGGCAGGCCATTGATGCCTACAAAAAAGACTTCATGAAAAACATTATTGATCCAGGGCAATATGCTGTTTTTGAAAATGCTTTTGAAATGAAGAAAATGTCTTCGGTGAATGCCGCTTTGCAGAATTATAAAAAGCAAAACGTGCAATTTACCGAATTGAACGCCCGTAAATTGGTGGATTCAAATTTAAATGCCATGAGCCAAACGGCATCTCAGTTTTTTGGGCAAGAGCAATCCGCGCAGGTCACGAGTTCCATGGCGATTATGCAAGCCTATAATGGTATCTTGCAAACCTACAATCAGACGGATTCGGACGGCAATTTGATTTTTACGCCGCTACAGATTGTTGATGGCATACAGCAGGCAGACAAAAACCTGAATGAAAGCCTGTTTAATGGGTGGCTTAATAGCCAAACAAGCGAGGAGGAAGTCTTTCGTGTCCTTCAAGGCGGACAATTAAACGTGTCATTGCCAGATGGACAAGGCGGAACAAATACCATTAATATCTTGTCGGGCATGGACCCCAATTATTTACGGGGTGTCCAAGAAAAAATTATTGCCCGCAAAGAAGGGCAATCCAATAAAATCAATACTGCCTTAGAAAAGAAAGAATATGCTAAGTATTTTGCCCTCAAAGGTACGCCTATTCCGTCTTTGGATTTAGCAGACCCAGCATCTTTTGTGGAAAGAAAAAAGTTTTTTGATGACCAAAGTCAAAACGATCCTAATCTTCGTGGTGTTTTTTTTCCTCTTTTAATGAAAGAGGAAGTGGATGGCATCGCGTCGCAGGTGGAATCTTTACCAGCCAACCAACGCGGGGCGTTTTTATCGGAATTAACAGAAAAAAACTCTAACGCCATTAACGATGAAATTCTTTCTTCTCTTTTTGAAAAAGACCCTAACCTTGCTTTAGCCACAAGCTATTCCAAAATTGATGATGGCATCACTAACAACATCATTTTTGGGCAGGAGTTAAGAAAATCAAAATCCGTAGAAATGGATGAAGCCGCAATTAAAAAAGATGCTATTGCAGACCTTAATGGCGTAGAAAACCCAGAGTTTAGGGAAATGGCCATTCAGGGAATCTTAAACATGGCCGCTGTAGAGGCTGCCAACGGAAAAGATATAGCCAATGATGATAGTGCTATAAAAGCTATCAAAGAAAAAATGGGCCTAAACGTCTTAGAATACAAAGGAGGGCGCGTTCTTCCTTTTCGGAAAGATGGCAAATATGTCACACAAACGGAATTAAAAGATACTTTGAATACTTTGGATAACACCTTCCTAAAAAGCATAGGCCATGCCGTACCTGGTTATTTTGACACTAAGCAAAAGAAGTTTGTCACTATTGACGTGGAAGACGTGCTGAACAAAGCCACGCTAGGGACGTATTCCAACGGCATGTATAACGTCAAGGATTCCACTATTGAATGGGCAGCCTTGGATGCTAACGGGCAGCCTCTTGTGGATGATTTTGGGGACGTGAAGCCTTTTATGCTGAATATGATTCAGATTACCAAAAAAGATAATATACAGCCTACAAAGCCACAGCCATTACAGCCCTCTAAAGTTCAGTTTAATATACCAAAAAATATAAATCCTTTTGAAGGTTTGCCAACTCAAGATCAACGTGGATCAACGGGAATTGATAAACTAAAAAGTGATGCAGATTCTGTTATTAAAGATTTAGAAAAAAGTCTAGGGATGTAGTCCATGGACGGCATCGCCTCTTTTTTAAAACCTTATTCCCCCAGCAAGCCAGACATTGCTGTTGATTATAGCCCCGATTCCTTTTTAGAGAATGCCCAAGCGCAGTTTTGGAGCATGGCCTCTAACGAAACCACCACCTATCGTGATTTACGCCAGATCAGAATGGAATCCGACCGCTTAGATGCGCTGCGTCCTTATATCGGTGACAATCCTGATTATACCAAAATGGCGGGATTTGAAACGCTAACAGAAGAAGACAAAGCTCTTGTACGTGGGGAATTTTCTTTATCGAGAGTGTTTTTAGGCGATAGCAAAGAAGCCGCATTAAAAGCAAACCAAATCAGAAACACCCTTCTTGATGGCGTTGTAGATGGGCTAAGAGCGCAAGGACAAGGGCAAGACCTGAAAACATCTAAAGAGATGATGTCCACCATTGTTGAAGAAGCCAAAACTTACCAACAAGAAGCTAACGTCAAATTCCGTGGCTCAACGAATCTCAGTGCTATTGGGGGCCTTTTGGCAGGGGGTGCAGCGGGATCATTGGTGGACCCCGTCAATGCAGTAGCCACCTTTATAGGGCCAAGTGCAGGTGTTAAGTTAGGCAAGGCACTATTGCAAGGTTTTGCGCTTAATGCAGGTGTTCAGGCCGTCCAGCAAGAAACGGATGAGTTTCGAGAATGGAAGCAGCAACTGGGCGCAGAATGGGGCATAGAAGAACGTCTTTCTAACATTGCCTTTGCAGGTTTTGCGGGTTCTGCTTTTGAAGGCATTGCGCGTGGTTTAAAAGTCCTACCGAGTGTATCCATGACAGCGGCGGAGCATTTATTCAGAAACAAAAAAGCCAGTGCTGGTGGCGGTATAAACACCCAAGCCTTGGCTGATGAATTGGCAATTAAAGCCAGACAAGCGCATATCATGGAAACGGCCCCTGATAATTCTATCAATGGGCTAAGGAATCATGAAGCGGCTTTGCGTGATTTGGATAATGGGAAGCTGGATGTCCCAAGTGTGGATAACCAACGGTTTAAAGATGATATTATCAATTCTAAAAACATCATAACCGACGATATGCCCAATTCTTATAGGGGGCTAAAGGAATCTATTAAACAAAATACCGCTGTGAACGTAGCGGCGGCAGACAATCAATTTGACGTACAAAAAGAATCCGCTTTTTTCCCCAAAGCCAGAGAAGACTTTAATCCCCAACAAATAGTCAATCCACCACCGAAACAATTATCATCCTTACAAACAGAGATGGAGCGGGCCGCAGACCTTAAACTGAGTGCTTTTGAAGGCATGGTAGAGCGTGACCCCGAGGCGTTTGTTGTGATTGACGGCAATGCAACGCGCGTAGCAGACATCTTGGAAACAGTGAGGGAATTTGATAACCATGTGAATGCGTTTAAAGCCTGTGGGATATTATGAATGATTTTTTAGATTGCTTAAAAGGCCAACTGCCTAACGACCTTTATAAGCGGGCAGAAAAGGCTTATGAACAGAACCGTAAAGCCTTTGAATCCGAAATGGGATCAGAGGAAGCCAAGGTAAAGGCCACGCAGCGCACAACAGAGTTTTTTGACGAATACCTAAAAAAGCAAAAGAACAATCTCCTTACCACCGCCCAGCGTTCTTTAGAAATGTGGGATGAGGTGAATCGCCTTAAAGGCAATAAAACATCCGATTGGGCTTATGCCAACGTCATTTTGGAAAGAATCGGCGACCAACAAGCCTACAATCGCGGCCTTGTTGCCAAAGTGATGAATACGTTTATTGAGAAATACAAACCCCGTTTGGGTGTGTTTCGTCCTGCTGAAAACATATTTATGACAAAACAAGTCTATCGTGAAATGTTTTTGGAGAATACGGGCGATGTCGATGCCCAAGGATTTTATAAATCCTATGATGATACGCAAAATTATCTTATAGACCAACTTAATGCCCATGGGGCCTCTATCAACAAAAGGGCAAAACGCCAACCAGGCCAGTTTCATGACAGCGAATTATTAAAATCTGTATCGCCGGAAGAATGGTGGAGCCGCATATCCCCTTTGTTGGATAGAACGGCAATGATTGATAAAAAAACGGGCGCACCGCTTGATGACGCAAACCTGAAAAGAATTTCTTTAAAAATATATGATGAAATTACAACGGGTATTGGTGAGGGTAATCTTCTTCGTTTAAGCAGTGGCGATCCTGCTACGGTCAAACCCAAAAGCATTGTGGACCGATATTCTGATAAACGGTTTTTTGTTTTTAAGGATGCGGATTCATTCTTTGCTTATAACGATATGTTTGGCAGCGGAGACGAGGGCCTTTATAATTCCATGATTGATGAATTAGGCGGCATGGCAGAGGATTTGGCGGTATTGCAAGTCATGGGCCCAAATCCCGAAGACGTACATAAGTACATGATGAGCCGCATTTCTTTTGATCCAGACAAAAGCAATGAGTGGGGCAATTACCGCCAAGAACAAATCGAAGGGGCTTTCCGTATTCTTACAGGGAAAGATTATGCTGTGGGAAATCCCCATTGGTCCATTAACACCTATTCAACCATGCGAAATTTATTTACAGCGGCCCGTTTGGGATCAGCAGCCCTTCTTACTCCATCAGATGCCGTTTTTGCTGCCAACGCTCTTAAAATGAATGGCATGTCTGCAACCAAGGGGTTTATCCGTTATTTTGGTAGCCTTAATCCTTTAAAGCAAAGCGATAGAATACTAGCAGCTAATCTTGCTTTAGCAGGGGATGTTGTGACAGATGGATTTATCATGGCGTCCCGATATGGGGAAATAGAGGCTATTGGGAAATCAAAAGCCGTAGAGTTTTCACAAAAAGCTGCATCGGCAGTAATCCATCTTTCGGGCTTAAAAACCATGACCAACCACGTTAAAAAAATAACGGGGTTAGAGTTTTATGGGTATTTTGGGGCGCATATTAAGGCCCAAACGCCTTGGGCAGAGTTAGACCGCGATTTACTAGAAGCCTTTGACCGATACAATATCACGCAAGACGATTGGGCAAAAACACTTAAAACAGGAACGTTATCCTTAGACGAGCAAGGCAACACAGCCTTTATGAACGTAACGGAATGGACGGATAAAGAGTTGGCCAGTAAATATGGCACATTCGCCGCAGAAATGATGCGTAAAGCATCCAGCGAACCATCTATTATGCTGCGCAGTGCCCGTACAGGATTTGGGTCAAACAAAAACTCTCTGAAACGTTTAATAGCAACGGATGCTTTTTTTCTAAAAAGTTTTGCCATGTCAACGGTGATTAACCATTTAATCCCTGCTTTTGGAAGGGCGTTTAAAAGGGGAGAGTTTGGAAGTCTTGGCGTTTTGCTTATTGGTGGGACAATTATAGGGACCATGACATCGCAATTACGAGAAGTAGTTTCAGGGAAAGACATGAGAGAATGGGATAATCCAAAAACGTGGGCGGCGGGGCTTTTGTCATCGGGAGGTTTGGCGATTGTGGGGGATTTATTGTTTGGCCAATATACCCGCAATGGTCAAAAAGCATCCGACCTTTTAGGTGGATGGTTAGGCAATACAGGAATCACGCTTGTGGATATTATTAGTGGTTCTTTTGGAAAAGCCCTAGACCCTGAAAAGGAAACAAACTGGCTAAGAGATTTTTATAAATACGCACAAAACTTTATCCCTGCTAAAAACCTTTGGTATTCCAAAATGTTCACGGATCGCTTTATTTGGGATAACATAGAAAGACTGGTAGACCCTGATTTTGACAAGAAGGTTGCCAGAAATGAAGCTAGGGTTCGTCGTGAAACAGGCCAAGGTTTTTGGTGGCCAAGAACATCCACATTGCCAACAAGAGAGCCTGTTGTAACCAAAGGAATACCCGATGTGGGCAGCTAGATTTTGGAGTAAACGGTTTTGGAGTGGCCGGTATTGGACACCCAGTGACACTGAGGAAGAAATTATTTATGTTCATGTCTATCCCCCTATCAATGGGCAATTATTTGTTCCACCACCGCAAAAGACTTTTTTTATTCACAATTTGCCGTTAATAGGTAAAGTAATTGTGAATACGCCTTTTAAAGCATTCTTTAGAAAAGAGTTTATCAATAAGGGACAAGTTCAATCTGAATTAAATGCCCGTACCCAAGTAGAAGGAATTAAAGGTTATGTCGGTAAAATCCCTACAAGTTGATTTTGGGTCGCCTGCCCCTATTCGCTTGGACTTCAATCTTGCCAGCGAGTTCCCAGGCAAATCCGCTTCAAACATCACAGAAGTGTATTGGTCCTTAAAACGTTCCGATAGAGATGCAGATAACAAGTATGTTTTAAAACAATTCACAACGGGAGGCGTGAGTAAAGAAAATATCACGGCTGAAAACGGAGAAAGCCTTGTGAGGTTTTCCGTGGTTCTTTTGCCAGCAAATTGGGCGAATCTATCGGTGGGAGAATACATCCTTGTGGTGGGATTTAAACTAGATAGCCAAGGACCAACGGAATTAAGTTATCTTTTGAAAGGAGATCAATACACCAAACTTCGTATTCTGTTTAGGCAGCGTGCGCTTACCGCCTAATGCCTACTATTGAAGTTCCTTTTAATGGATACTTTCAATCTAAGTTTGACACACTTGGGTTTCCGTTTAATATAGATTTACCTGAATTTGTTGCAAATTTCTTTGAGGAGCCTTTCTTGGCATTACCATTTATCACACGGCAAGATATAGGACTGGCAGGGGATGGTGTCACAGATGATTCGTTTCTTTTAAATAGAAAGATGCGGGAATTGTGGGACGATGGTCTAAGTGCCGTGTTTTGGCTAGACCCACAAGAGGGAAAATCATTTTATTTCAATGCCAGTGTGGACGTTCGCTCTAACCAATGGGTTATCTTTTCTAGCCGTTCAGAAAAAAACAATATCACTTTTGGTCCCAATGGAAGAATGCGGATTTTTGGCGGATTGGATGAAGACCCTGATGAAAACCTGCCTAAGTTAGGCGCAACGTCTACAGAAGGCAGCACAACGCTTTTTATGGGGCCTGAACCAGAAAGCAATGCCTCTTTATTTCAAGTGGGACAACGGATCATTATTCGTGGAAAAACGGATGCCAACGGCGTGGCTTTGCAAAAAGAAGACAATGTTGTAACGGCCATTAACACCAGCCTGAACACCTTGACTGTTTTAAACCCTTTAGAGTTTACTTATTTGCCTGTGTATCCACCAGGGGACTTTGAGGCCAAGCAAGGGATACCCGATAGGTCGTTTGTCACGCGCTTAATCTCTTATGACCTGACGGCCAATACAACGGTCGGCAGCCCCATTATTTCTCTGGTATCTACAACAGGGTTGGCGGTTGGCGATTGGATGTATTTATTTGACGAAGGGGTGGCCAAAGATGTCGGAGGCACGTCGGGAAACTTTATCCGTCAAGAAGTGGGAAGAATCATTGCCATTAACGGCCTTAATGTCACTTTAAACCATGGGGTGTACCATCAATATCTTACCAGCAAAACAGCACGAGTCACCCGTTTGGATGCCGTAGGCAATGCCCGTATTACAAACGCTAGGGTATCATGGAACACGCCGTCATCGGAAAGAGATAATCATGCTTTCTTTGTGGGGTATGCTTATGATTCCATGATTGATAATTGCCATGTTTCTGATGAGGCAGGATTTGGAAACATTGGATCGTGTTTCCGTTTAGACATTGGTTATAATAACAAGATTCAAAATTGTTCTGGGCGGAATCCTTATCTTATTGGCCCTGGACTTGGGTATGGAGTTTCTATGTACGGTTCCACATCGTGCATTTCGGATAATTGCCACATGGACGGAATGCGTCATGGGTTTATTCTTTTTAAAGGAACAGCGGGATGTTTGGTTACCAACACCACCATTGTTAATTCTACCATTTCAGACATTGATTTGCATGGGGCCAATGAAATTTACAATACCTTCCGTGGATTTAAGATTGTTGCGGGTCCAACAATTTCAGCCGATGCCAATGACAAAAGCGCAATTAAATTAGGAAATGAATTTCACTTAGCAGGGGCTTCCCACAACATTATTGAAAACGGAGAGATTGATTTTTTTGATACTACCCATGATACCAATGGCATTGATATATTGCCTACCAGCAACTACAACATCGTTAAAAATGTGGTCATTAAAAATCCTTCGACTGGCATTTTAATCATAGACCAAGACGATGATGCTCTTCCTGGGGATGCTAATCTAAAAGCAGAATTTAATAAAATTGAAAACGTGGACATTTACAATGCGTCCGATCGTGCCATGAGATTGCGCGGCAATGCTAATGGGTCCACAACCCGCATCATCAAAGATTTGGAGTTAATCAATATCAAAATGTATGGATGCACGCGCCACATTGACCTTGTCCAAGCGGAAAACGTGTTGATTAAGGATTGCCAAGTGACAAGACCTGGGGACACAACAACTTATCCATACTGTGTGGATGCCACAAATGTGTTGGGATTGAGAGTTTCTCAGAATTATTTTGAAAAAACGCAACGCGCTGTAAGGATTCAGGATTGCCCATCGGCCAGAATTATTGATAATACGTTTGTGGATTTGATAAGTGTATCTTCGGCAATCAATGACGTTTCGGGCAATACAAGTGCAACGCTAACTCCTAATACGGATATTCCTTAATGGCCAATCAGACCATCACAACGGGAACGCCTGCATCGCCGATCAATTATGATGATGCCTTGATCGAGAGGTGGCTGTGACGTTTTCTGTCGCTGGATCAATCATCACGCAAGCTAACGAGTCTGGCATCGCCATCACGGCGGCTGCTTCCATCACGGGCGGGGTGCGCTTTACATGCACGCAATCGTATGCTGTGGGGAACGTGGTGCGGATCACGGGCACTACGAACTACAATGGCAACTGGATGGTGGCCGCTGCAACCGGCACGACGTTTGACGTTCTGAAAAGTGCCCAAGGCACAGGGATCACGTTCGTTTCAAGTCAATCTGGAACGGCGGCGCGTGGCGATTCAAGTCTTGCTGGGTTGAGCGGCCTTGCGGGTGTGACAACTTCAAGTGTAGACGCTTCCAGCGGTTATGTGATTTATTTGTTAGGCGATAACGTCAAGTTACAGGTTAATGGCACCCTGATTATCGGAGGTCTGCGAGAGGTCAACTCGACCCTTCTTGGTCACAATGAACAACTGG